GTCGGAAAGAAATTTGGCATCCCGCATATTGTTGAAAATGCAACTCTCCTACAGGAGAAAATTTTCAACGGGTCGGACGATAACGGCACGCTGGCTGTGGATGCAGATGAGCTCGAGAAGAATTTGTATTCGCTGGCCGGCACTCCGGATGGTGAAAAGGTGCTCGACCTGTACTACCTAACGTAAGGAGAAAACCATGGAAAAGGATACTGGATTTATCAAAGTCACCAAGGATGGTGCGACCATCGAGATCAGCCCCCTGGCGCTGGCAGACCATCGCGCGCTGGGATGGGTGCTTCTGGACGAAGATATGGCCAACGCCCAGGCTGCAGATGCCCTGGCTGCGAAAGAGAAAGCTGAAGCAGATGCCCTGGCTGCCCAGGAAAAAGCCGCGGCGGAGAACAAGGCTGACATCACGAAAGCGGAAGCGGATGCGAAGGCTGCCAAAGTGAAAGCCGCGCCTGCATCCGAAGCTGCACTGAAGAAGGCAGAGGCTGACGCTAAAGTTGCACGAAAGAAAGCTGAAGCTGAAAGCAAGAGGGAATAGCGAGTTCGCGTGGCCAACATCCTGACCCCTCAACAGGCAGCCAACGCCCTGCGTGTGGAAACCACCGACGCACGGATGCTCGACCTGCTTCCGCAGGTCGATTTGTATATCCAGAACGCGACGGGAAGGAATTGGACCCAGGATAGCGCAAAGAATCCAGTAGCCATTTCTGCCGCAACCATGCTGCTTGTGATGTGGTTCGATAACCCCTCCATGATCGGGCAGGAAGGTGCCCTGTCCCATGGCTTGACCGCCGCGCTCGCTCAGCTCGAAGTCGATGCGTTGAAATACCACCGACATACGATCGTGGGTCTCACTGGAGCAGGATCGATCGCACTGCCGGGCGCGAACATCGGCGACCACGTGGTCGCCATCACGGGCATCTATGGCACCAGTGGCAGCCAGGTGGCAAGTTTCGAAACGGTGGTCTCTGCAGCGGGCGCTCTTCAGCAAATATCAGGCGGCGATCTGAGTCAAAATATTTACGTGGTGGTCACGAAGTCGCCGGCGGAGGATGTGGTCCCATGAATAGGACACTCGTAATCCGCCTGGACGCTTTTGGCGTGGGCGAAATCATTATTGTTGATGGCGCAAACAAAATGGATGTCGCCAAATATACAACTGGATTTTCGATTGAAAACACTGCCGGTGAACCTTCAATTGTCACCCTGCAGTTGGCGCCAATGGATCTGGAAATAGAATTGCCAGCCGAATTAAAAGTTTTAGTTGACGCGAGCCGTGATGAGTCTGGCAATGACACTGCCTAGCAAAATGATCAACGCCGGTAAATACCGCCACAAGATCACGATCCGCAACGCGGCTGCCGAATCGAGCCGGGATGAGTTTGGCGGACGCAAAGGCACAGGCGCCACGGTGGCCACAGTCTTCGCGGAGAAGCAGGACTGGGGCGGCGGGGAGCTCAACGAAGCCAACCGCGAGACAGCCACGGTCACCACGAAATGGAAGATCCGTTATCGGACGGGGATCCTGCCGAAAATGCAGGTGGTGCATGGCAGCGATGTGTACGACATCATGAACGTGCTCGATTTCGACGGCACGTCGCGCGAGCTGGTACTCGAAAGTAGAAAGGTCGTTGCATGAGAATCAAACTCAAGAAGGACCAGGTGATCGCTGGATCTGTGTGGCTGAAGGATTCGGAGCTTACTCTGCCAGCCGACGAAGCCAGGAAGTTGATCGAGGCGGGGGAGGCGGAAGCCGTCAGCCCTGCAGGGGAGGCGGGCAAGGGGAAGACGAAGAAGACAAAAGAGGAAGCAACGGACGAATAATGGCTGGTCGCCCACGCCTCCGACAAAGCTCGAACGTACGCGCCAGGCTGAGCCTGGACCCCAAATCACTGGAGCAGTTCAATCGCGTCCTGAAGCGGTTGAAAGATGCTGCGCGGCGCGAGATCGTGGAGCAGGCGTTACTGGCAGGCGGCGGCGTGATCCGTGATGCTGCGGAGGGCAAGGCGCCAGGTCCGCACATCGAAATGGAGATCATGACCGGCGCTGAATTGAAGAAGGGTTGGAAGAGCGCCGGCGCGCAGGGGATCACGTCAGAAGGCATTTATGCGGTCATTGGTCCGGATACGGCCCATTGGTATTATCGCTTTTCCGAGTATGGGACCAAGGCGCACAGTGTCAAACGACGCAAGCGCACCCAGAAGGAAATCACAGCGCGCTTTGCCCAGGGACGCGGTGCGTATCGGAAGCTGAAGAAGCAATATGCGGGTCGCAGACCTGCGATGGTCTTCTCGATCGATGGACGCCTGATCTTCGCCCGCAACGTGCGCGGCATGGCAGCTCACCCATTCCTGCGCCCGGCAGTCGACTCACAGGGCACAGCTGCCATCACTGAAGTGGGCAGGGTGATGGGCAAAGAAATCGAAAAGGCGGCACGTGGATGACCACGATCGTGCAGGGTCTGAAAGCGTACCTCGAAGCGCAGGTGACGGGCATCGGGAATGCCTACCCGGTGGAGGTCCCGCAGGACGCGAGTTATCCAGCCTGGTCGTATCAGCTGATCGACGATGACCAGGAGCTCTCCCATGCGGGCGGCACCGGCTTCTGCAAGGCACGCATCCAGATCGATATCATGGCGAAGGAAACGGCCAGCCAGAGCGCCTATGGGATCGCCCAGGGACTGGCGAAATCCGTCCGCACGAAGCTGGACGGTTTCAAGGGCAACATGAACGGCGTGCAGGTCGAATATTGCAAGACCACTCCGAGCGATGATTGGGCAGATCTGCACAACCTGCCCGTGGCGAGCTTCGACGTGATGATCAATTACATTCTGCAATAGGAGCACTTATGACAAGCAAAGGTGGTTTTGGTCTCAGCGTCAAGATCGATATTTCCAACACGATGACAGCCGTCGTGGATGTGCTGGATGGCGAGATCCCGGAGTTCGAAAAATTCCTGGCAGAGATGACCCCGCACGGCGCCAGTGGAGGCTATGCCGTGCATGTTGCGACGGGAAAACGCAAGGTGAATGAATTCAAGCTCACCCTGGGATGGGACTCGGACGAAGCCACGCACGCTGCGGTCCTGGCTGCCTTCGCCGGCAGCCCGGCGGTGGACATGGCGGTCATCTCTCCGGATGGAACAGATGAGGTCATCGCGTTCAGCGCGCACATCTTCAAGCTGGGACGCGTCTCCCCGCAGGAGGATGGCTACAAATGCGATGTGACGGTCCAACCCTCGGGCGCACCGACGATGGTCACCCGCTACACGTTCACCGGTAAGAATGGCGCGGGTATCTGCACACTGACCGGCGCCAATGTGGGAGATATCGTGGTGCAGGGTTATCGCTCAGCTGGTGGCGCCTATGCGGGCGTATTTGCAACTGACTTCGAGACAGTCATCACCGTGGATGACCAGATCCAGCAATCATCGATCGCCGATCTTTCAGGCGTGACCTTCACGGTCAAGCTCGTTCCTGCGGGAACGATTTAATCAAGGAGAAAACATTATGACAGCACAAGGTGGTTTCGGTCTCACTGTCCAAATTACAGTGTCCGCCTCCCTGACAGCGATCGCAGATCTGCTGGATGGTGAGATCCCGGAGTTCGAAAAATTCCTGGCAGAGATGACCCCGCACAACGCCAGCGGCGGGTATGCCCAGCATGTGGCAACCGGCAAGCGCAAGATGAATGAATTCAAGATCACGCTGGGTTGGGATTCGGATGCGGCCACACATGCCGCGATCCTGGCTGCGTTCGACAGCAACGACCCGGTCAACATGGCCGTGATCACGCCTGGTGCAGATGAGACGATCGCCTTCAGCGCGCACGTGTCCAAGCTGGGGCGTCTCTCGCCGCAGGAGGATGGCTACAAATGCGACGTGACCATCCAACCCACCGGCGCACCACAGATCACGTAAAGAGCTGTCAGCGATCAGCTTTCAGCAATTAGCCATCAGTTAGAAAGGTATCTCAATGGATGCAAACGGACAGAACGGGAATCATCAATTATCAGCGAATGAGATCCTGGACATCATAGATGTGGTGATCGAGCCTCATCCGGTGCTGCAGTGGAAAGGCATGGTCTATGTCCGCTCGGTCAGCGCGCAGGAGCGTGGTGAGATCGAAGCGGGTGCTGCGATGTTCAAGGAACACAAAGGCAAGGATGCGACCTTTGCGCGTGACTTCACCGTCCGCTTTGCCTGGCTGGCCATGTGCGACGAAAACGGCACTCGCCTCTTCAGCAAGATCGAAGATGTAGCGAAATTAAAACAGAAGAATGCCGCCGCGATCGCGTCGATCGCAGAGCACGCGCAGAAACTCTCCGGGTTCTCGAAGCAGGACATGGAGGAGCTGGAAAAAAACTCAGGGAAAGCGGAACCCGAAGATTCGGATTCCGCTTGGCCAGGTCGTTAGGTATCTGGAACGTGGATGAGATGCTCAGGCGCATGTCATCCCGCACGTTGACCGAATGGATGGCGTATCACAACCTCGAACCCTTTGGGGATGAGCTGCTGGATATCCATCTCGCCAACATTACCGCTGCACTCGCAAATACCAACCGCGCGAAGGGGAGTTCAGCGGCACAGCCCAAGGAATTCCGGTTATGGAAAGAGATCAGGAAATTCGATGCGCAGGCCTTCTTCGACAACTTGAAGGCTGCCTTCAGAAATGATGAATAGGTCTTATGTCAACGATCGCAGCGCTGCGGGCCCTGCTCGCACTCGACAACAGTGATTACCTCGAAGGGCTGACTAGCTCGCAGACGGCCGCGGATAGTTTCGGGACGAAGCTCTCCAACGTGGGCGGGGCGATCGTGCTGGGCACCCTGGCTGCAGCTGGGGCGGCCATCACTGCAGTGGGAGTGGCTGCCTGGGACGCCGGCAACACGATGGACGAAGCGATGGACACCATCGCGACCGCCACCGGTGCAACGGGTCCGGAGCTGGCTGCGCTGCGCGCGGACTTCGAAGATGTATTCACCTCGGTGCCAACCGACGCCGCATCTGCGTCGGATGCGATCAGCATTCTAAACTCACGTCTGGATCTTACGGGACCCGCCCTCACGAACCTGGCAGAACCGCTCCTGGAAGCCACGCGCCTGCTGGGTGGGGATCTGACCGCCAACGCCGAAGGCTTCACACGCGTGATGGGTGACTGGAACCTGCCGGTCGAAGACGCAGCTTCTTCACTCGATAGCTTGTTTGTAGCTGCGCAAAACACCGGTGCACCACTCGATCAGCTCATGGACCGCGTGGTGCAGTACGGCGCGCCGATGCGTAACTTTGGTTTCTCGTTCGAAGAATCGGCCGCGCTGCTGGCCAAGTGGGAATCGGAGGGTGTCAATGTCGAGACCGTGATGGGCGGTATGCGCATCGCCCAGGGCAAGTTCCTGACCCAGGGCAAGGACATGAATGCGGGACTGTGGGAAACCGTGGAAGCCATCCAGGGCGCAACGGATGCCGAAGGGCTCAAGATCGCAGCGGATATCTTCGGGGCGAAAGCGGCCGGCGATATGTTCGATACGATCAAGTCCGGCAAGTTCGATATCGACGATCTGACCAACGCGATGATGAACGCAGATGGCGCCATCATGGATACGGCTGCCTCGACGATGGATTGGGGCGAGAAATGGTCGATGTTCAAAAACAAGGTCACAGTGGCCCTGGCGCCGATCGGTGAATCGATGATGGGCGGTGTGGGCAAAGCCATGGACTCTGTGGTGGCGATCTTCGAGCGCCCGGATGTGCAGGCGGGACTCAACACGCTTGTGAAGGCGATCGGCAATTTCATCTCGGATGTAGTGGTCAAAATTCCTGATTTAATCAATGGATTTTTGAGCTTCATCACCTTCCTGCAAAACAACCAGGGGATCGTGATCGGCATCCTCGCCGCGCTGGGTGTGGCTGCTATCGCCTGGGGCGTAGTGACCGCGGGAGCTGCGTGGACTGCTATGGCTCCGTTTCTACCTGTGATCGCAGTGCTCGTTCTGATCGCTGCAGCTGCGTATCTCCTGTACGAAGCCTGGACCAACAACTGGGGCGGGATCCAGGAGAAGGTCGCGGCCGTGTGGGCTGTGGTCCAACCGGTCTTGCAGCAGCTTTGGGATTGGCTGCAAGTGGCGATCCCAGCGGCCATCCAATACCTGACGAATGCCTGGACCAACACGATCCTGCCCGCGCTGACAGCCTTCTGGCAATTTTTACAAGCCAATCTTTTCCCGCAGCTGAGCGCGATTGCCAACCTGGTGAGCGCCGTGCTGAGCGTGGCCTTCACCGCGCTGGCTGGCATCTGGCAGAACGTGGTCCTGCCGAATCTGCAGAAGCTGTGGAGCTGGTTCCAGGAGAAGATCCTGCCGGTGCTGCAAAGCGTGGCCAGCTGGCTGAAGGAAAAGTTGAGTCCTGCGTTTGATGGTCTCAGTAAAACCATTGATAAAGTTGTGGGCTGGATCAATACGCTCGCTGAAAAACTACGCAACATGAAACTGCCAGACTGGATGACACCCGGATCGCCCACGCCCTGGGAACTTGGACTGCGCGGTGTCGCTGATGCACTGCAACAACTCTCGCGTTCGAACCTGCCCACCTTCCAGGCGGCGCTCGAGCTCCAACCTGAGCCGATCCTGGCCAGCGGCTCGATCGATCTTCAATCGCGTGGCCCTGGCGCATCTACTGAGACAGGCGGCGGCACCGGGGTGTCCAGTGATGCCATGCTGCTCGAGGAGATCCGCCGCATGTTGCGCGATTTGCCCAACACGATCGCCCGCGCCACCACGGTCGAACGGGAGAAGCGCTCATGACCCCGGCGAAAGCAGCCGGGGTGATCCCTAAGTGTGCCCCATGACCATTCCGGATGCATTGCTTTTCCAGATGAGTCTTGGCGCGCCGATCCTGGACATGATCGAGGATCCCATTCTCGACATGACCGGCGATCCGATCCTGGATCTGGGGTGGGTGGATGTGCAGGACGATGTGATCACCGAAACGCCGATCAGTATCTTCCAGGGACAACACAACGGCGACCCGCTCGATCGTGTGGCAGATGCCGGCACGATCAAGTTTGTGATGAACAACAGCAGCAGCAACTCTGCCGGGCTGGTTGGATACTACTCGCTGGGGCACAGCAACCAACGCCCGGGCTTTGGAAAAGGCTTGCTGGTGCGGGTTGGGATCGAAAAAGATGCCGTGATCGAATATCTCTCGCAGGGACGCATTATCAGCATCGAGCCCACAGCGGGACTGCTCAGTAATAAAGTGGTCGACGTGGTGGCTGCTGATTGGATCGAGATCGCATCGCGCATGCCGATGCCGCGCATCCCTGTGCAGGAGGGTGTCACCGATGACCAGGTCATCGCGACGATTGTGGCGGCCATCGATGATCCGCCTGCAGAGACAGATCTGGGAACCGGCGCCTATACCTATACCTATGCCCTGACCGATGTCGAAGACGGAGAGACCAAGGTGCTGGCGGTCCTGCAGCGCCTGGCGCAGAGCGGGCTGGCCCGGATCTTCGTGGTGGGCGGTCCCACCAGTGGCGAGATCCTGACTTACGTTGATCTGTTCGGCTTGCTATCCACAGGTACACCGGTGGCCACGTTCAACAACGACTTCACGGACATGCAGGCAAAATCAGAAGCCTACAAGCGCGTCAAGCGCGTGCAGGCCACCGGCTATCCAATGCAGGAAACCTCCGCGGTGGTGCTCTACAACCTGACCAGTGAGATCCAGATCGCAGCTGGGGAAGAGGTGGAGTTCATTGGATTTTATCGGGACCCCAACGCCAGCAGCTCGCGCTCGATCGCGGCGGTGGATGTGATCACGCCGCTGGTCAATACAGATTTCAAATTGTCGTCTGTCAGCGGCTCTGGAACGGACCTGAATGCCAACCTGCAGATCCTGGATTTTCAGCGGGGTGCAAAGTCGTTCTTTATCAAGGTCCGGAACAATGCCGCCGTAGCTGGTTATTTTTGGTTCTACCAGGTGCGAGGCAATGCGCTCTATCCATACGATTCGATCTCGTTCACGATCAACGATCCATCGATCCGGGAAGGCGAAGGGATCACGCTTAATTATGACCTGCCTTATCACAGCGACTATTACACGATCAAGGATATCGCGACCGCATTGCACCGCTGGTACAACCCGGAAGTCACCGATGTGCCATCAGTTGAGTTCGTGCCCACCGCCTCGGATGCTGATTTCGAGAAATTCCTGGCCTGTAAACCAGGCACAATTATTTCGGTCACCGACGATGTGACTGCCGTGTCCTACATCATGGTCGTGCTCGGTCGAGAGATCAACATCTGGAACGCCGGCAAATACATTACCGAACGATTATTCATCACGCCGGCGCAGCAGACCGAGAATGGTTTGTTCTTCGAGCTAGATGTGCTTGGACAGGATGATCTGGATGGCGCTAACACCATCCTGGCTTTTGGATGATCTTATGGAAACCATATTCGCTGTGATCAATCACAACCGCTGGATCGCCATCTGCCCGAGGTGTCAGGCAATTGGATCGCTTCAGGCGATCGAAGTAAAGCCGGGCGATATCTTCGTCTGCCCTGGGGAACATCCGGAGATTCTAGCGAAAACATTTATACCCAACCCGCGCATGAAGGGTGCATTTAATTCTGTTCCGGATGAAATCCTGCGGGAAGAAACGCGCCAGCTGGCCATCGCCCAGGGCAATGCCTACCGGGTTGAATTCCCAGGCAACGCAAAGCAGATCATCGAAGCCCTGAGAGTCAGGCCGGTGCATGCCCGCAATTGGGAACCTGGTACAACGCTGAAGGAACTGCGCAGCGAGAACGCGCGAAACGGAGCAGCCAATGCCTGATACCTGGGTCACGCCAAGAGTCTGGACCGCCGGCGAGCGTGTGGGCGCCAGCAAGATGAACGAGATATCCAACGACTTCCGATCGCTATTTCCCTTCATAGCCGGCGGAGACCTGGCGTATCGAGATCCTGCAGGTGCTTATCTGTCACGGCTTGTGATCGGTGCAGCTGGTGAGCAGTTATTTTCCACTGGCGGTATTCCCGCGTGGGGCAGCGGGGAGCGATATATCCCGGTCTCTCTCAATGCAGATGTGGCGCTCATCACCGGCGATCACAAAGGCTGGTTTGGAATCCCTGTGGGTCTCAATGGTTGGAATATCTCCAGTGTTTTCGCGTGGCGAGCGAGCGGCACAGGCGTCCCTGAGTTCCAGATCCGGAATATCACAGACAGCGTTGATGTGCTGAGCCCCAAACTGTCAATCGATAGCGGCGAGACGTTCAGCGGCACCGCAGCAACGCCGGCAGTGATCGATACCAGCAAAGACGATGTCGCCACCGGCGATCGATTTGCGGTGGATGTGGATGTAGCTGGAACGAGCACGCTTTATGCTCAGATCTACGTTGGATTTAAGCGACCATGAGCCAGACATTGACCTTCAACGCCGGATCGGGTGACTGTTGGGCTAAGATAGATGATCTTGACACAGGCAGTCCCGATATTTTTTTAGCACGCCATGGTGGAGGCGCACAAGTTAGAGCATGGCTGCCGTTCGCTTCTGTTTCGCTTCCTCGTCTGGTGGTGATTACATCGGCTGTGGTGCGCTGGACTGCCTCGGATGACCGACCCGAAACAACCGTGAGTGTAAACATACGCTGCGAAGCCGCCGACAATCCGTCTACCCCGGCGAGCGAGGGCGACTTATTGGGGCGGTCGGTGACATCCGCGACGCTTGCAACAAACCTGGTCGCATATACGGCAGGAACGTTGTACAGTTATGACATAACCTCAGCGGTCCAGGAAGTGTTGAATCGTGCGGGTTGGGCGTCAGCTAATACGCTGGCAGTAATTATAGACAACGATGGCACAACATCCAACAAACGCCGCCTGATTGCTGGCGTGGAACATTCCACTTATCCGCAAGCTGTTTTAGAGATCACTGTGCCTACGTATTTTCCAAGGAACGGCGGAGTAATTTGAGGTCACTATGAGATGGGATCTTTATGCTGTATTAACCACTCTTCTGCCTGGGCTCGAAATTCTGGTTCGTGATGACACCGAAGCATTGCCAGAAAACCAGATCAAGCGGGCAGCTCTTGCAACAGTCGTGCCTCTGAAATGGACTGGCAAAACAACTGCGCCCACAGTGAATGATGACAGCGGGGATGGATATGCTGTGGGAGACCGTTGGATCGACGAGACCAATAACAAAGAGTACGTCGCGCTGGATGTGACCTTGGGTGCTGCAGTGTGGATCGAGACCACGGGTGCGGGAGGTTCTGGGGGTGGTCCCTATGGCGGGCGGTTGTCTCTGGTAACAGGCACGCCAATCATGACCACAACGCAATCGGCGAAAACCACCGTCTATTGGACGCCCTACAACGGGCAAAGCCTGCCCATCTATGACGGTACAACCATGAGTGTGACCGATATTGGCGGGGAACTTTCACAGGCGACGACCGATAACACCAAATCCCCGGCAGCGGTTGCAGCGAATAAAAACTACGATATGTTCGTCTGGAATGATGCGGGCACATATCGCTGCACGAGGGGTCCGGCATGGTCATCAGATACCGCCAGAGGCACAGGCGCAAGCACAACAGAACTGGAGCGGGTCAAGGGAGTGATGCTCAATAAAGTAGACATCACAAACGGGCCGGCTGCCAATCGTGGCACGTATGTTGGCTCGGTGCGTTCAAACGGATCTTCGCAGATTGACTACATCTTTGCAGGTGCGGCGGTGGGCGGAACGGCAGGGATCATCGGCGTCTGGAATATGTACAACCGTGTCGATGTGAAGATGTCTGTTCATGACACAACATCCTCCTGGACGTGGAGTAGTGCCACTGTCGGAGCAATGGACCCAGGCGCAACAGGTAGCGGATTGAACAACCGCATTAGTTACCTTGTGGGGCTTGGAGAGGATTCAATTGATCTTTCCATGTTCATGCGCGGCAGAACTGCGGCGGTCAATGGATCGAATTTCTCTTATGGGATCGGAATCGATGTGACAAACGCCCTGTCTGCTACTTGTAATGTTATCGCGCTCTCTACGACAGCAGTCGAAGGTGCGCCTACTTGTCAAAAGATGGTGCAGGATCAACTCGGATTCCACTTTGCCCAAATGTGCCAGGCGGGTGATGGCACAAATACATCCAGCGCATACGGAGCAGGAAGTCAGAACGGGCTGATCGTTCGAGGAAGGTTCTAATGATTTCGATTCTGCATACTCTTATCGCTGCGGTTGCTCCTATTCTTGGAGTCAGTATCGGGAACGAGAATGATAAACAGACCTGGCACATCGATTTTCAACCACAGGCGACAACGCAGCAACGCGCCGCAGCACAGGCGGTCATCGATGCGTTCGACCTTGCCGCAATCCAGCAAATGCAACAACGCATACAAGATCGGCAGATGGTAGCTCACGCCACCGCGAAGGCGATCCCTGTTTGGGCATCCTGGACACAAGCGCAATGGCAAACGTATTTCACATCTAATCTATCTGACACTGAGGCGGACCTGGTGACCACTATTGCGGCGGCGCGTGTGATGATAAAACGTCAGAACCTTGTGATATTGAATCTAGTCAAAATGCTGATCGCGATCCGCGATCAAACATGGCCGGACTTGCCAGAGTGATCGATCCCCGACCTGAAGCTGCGGGCTGATAGAATAGCGCTATGAACACACAAGTCGAGCGCAGGCGAATTTTTTCTCACCTGACGAAGACGCGCTTCCTGCACATCGAAGATTCGCTGGCGCTGGGGAAGCTGCGTTTTTTTGCCGGTTCGTATGAGCAGGGCAAGGGTTCGAACTCAACTGCGTACGCGTTCATGGATCTATTGGATGCACGTGTGGTGCTCTCAGATCTAAGTTGGGGCAAGGCGGTGAGCTTCAAGGATTTCAAGGGTGGCAGAAATGGGAATGGCAATGCGATCTCACGCGTGTTGAAAATTCAAACGAAGGATGAACGGGTCTGGATCGAGCTGCAGAATGGTCCAGGAGAAATAAGCGCCGGCGTGATCAAGCCGCATGGACCGATGACGGAGATCTCGATCCCGTTGACGATCTTCGAAGGGCGCAAGCTCGGGCATGCGTGCCTGGCTTATTTTCTGGCGTGGGATATGTTTGGGCTGCAGCTGATGCCGAGGGGCGAAGTAAATTAATTCCCTGTTTTGATGTTTTACCAAAAGGTGGACCAGGTCTAAAAGGCGAAAGATGTGCGATGCACATGGTACGAAGAAGAGCGCGTGTCCTGGTCCACGCGCTCTTCTCGATTCTGATATCAGTGATATCAGTGAGATCATCTCATCTCCCTCACCCCTGCCCCTCTCCCAGCGGGAGAGGGAGAGCTTTAACATCGCATAGTCACTAAGGCGCGTTCCGGATCTTCAGGGGATCGGGGCTTTTCGGGCCGGCAGGGGCTGGGCAGGGCTGCGGACCCGGAATGAAACAAGGCGAGCGCGCAACGCGTATGGGAGGCGGAGTGCAGAGTGACTACACGCGCATTGTTTATTTGATTCAATTAGTTTAAAGCATGGAAATTTGTGCTATATTCTTGGTATGGATGAAGATTTTTTGACTGCCCCACAAGTTGCCAAGATGCTGCGCGTGACTTCTGCATCGATCAATAATTGGTGCAAGGAAGGACTCTTTCCAGGCGCATATAAGATCAACCCGGCACGCCCGAAATCTCGCTGGCGCATTCCTCCCGGCGCGGTGGATCTGTTTAAACAAAAACGCCACGAGCAGTATGGTTGGGTAAAGCTGCCGTTGGCGGAAAGAGTTGCTGACGAAGTCGCGGTGCTGGATTGACACGGGCGAGACTCTATCACAGAACGTTTCAGGTGCGAGGTACGATTACCATCTGATATTGAAATAAGAATAGCGAGCGCCGGCCACGTGGCCGGCGCTCTGTTCATATGACCTGGCTATGCAGCTTTGCTATGGGATCGATCCGTTCCCTGCACTCAACGGACAGCACACCAAGCCAGCCCCCGGAGTCAAAAAGGGTTTCGAGTTAACTGTGTATAGTATACACAGTTTTAATGTTTGCTCGAGCACGCCGATCGGAAACAAGATTTATTTGCTTTAATTGCTTAGCTTTCAGTTGTCAGTGGGTCCAATCGATCCGGAACCTCACCTGGTGTATTCTGATCGGTTTCTGTGCTAGTTGCTGTTGTTTTCACAGCTAGTTTTTTCTGTCCACGACTTGCAGTCCGTGCAATTTTGCGACGTGCCTCCTCAGCCTTTTCGCCTTCCACAACATCGCGCTTGAAGATCTCTTGCAAGATGACTTCTTTGATTTGGGTTGAATCTATTTTCACGTCTGGTGACATCTTACGAAGCTCGCGTCTAATCACTTCAAGAACTGGATCGCTCATCACAATTGCACCAATGAAAAACCGACTAAGCGCCTGACGCTGGGTGTGATAGTCACCAAGCATTGATCGGCTGATGCCTTCCTTCGTGAGCAAATAGAGATTATCGAGATCGCTCTGGTTCTTCGGATTCGCGTTCAACAAATCAATCTCGAGAACAAGCTCCTGATTTACAGGCTTTCCAAAAGTAACTTTGTATATCTGCCATTTCGCGCCATTGGTGAGGATGACCCAATCCACTCCTTGATTTGCAGCATAATCCACTGACTGTTTAACAAATGCATCTTTTGGATCCAAACCAATGGCCTTGACTTCGATGAGCATTTCGAGTTTTCCATCGAGCTTGACGGCCAGATCTACATACGTGCCGCGGATCACATATTCAGAAGTGATCTCAGAATACTTATCGAACCCGAACACTTCAGCCAGCAGATCGGTAACAATGATGACTGTGTCTGATTCGTTTACGTCACGTGTTTTGGCAGAAGAGAGTATAGGAACGAATCTCTTAATGCCTGCAGCTAATCTGTCTCGGACTTTGGTGGGAATGTTAGTCATGATGTTTCTCCAGTTTGAATCGGCTTTGTCTTTTATTTAGATTTCTTGTTCTACAAATCCTTGTCGAGCAGTTATAAGATCGGTGCCAGCATAACAACCTTGATCACCAGCATAAGTCCTATAAACATTGCACCAAAAAACATAAACATTGCCAAGTCGTCGCCAGGTCTTTTGACACGGATGTAGGCAGCAGCTGCAATGAGGGCAACAAATATGATCGTTAGTAATATTTCTGCCATGCTTTTTCTCTCCTAATCCGAACAGATGTTCCTCTTGACGGCTGGAGTAAGTGTAGTAAGATTATCGCATGAATAAGACTGACACACTCACAGTTCCAGAATTTGCCGCTGCGTTGAAGGTGGACCGCAACACAGTTACCAAATGGGTGCGACTTGGCAAGGTGAAGGGAAAGAAAAAGGGTCCCTTCCCTGGCAAGACTTTACCCATTTTGATTCCTGTTTCTGAGCTCGAACGTGTGAAGAAGCTCATGGAGCAGGATAACGGTCAGTCTACATCGT